AAAAAAAAGAAGAGCTCAACTACTCAACTACATCATTGAGAAAATCTTCAATCATGTAGTGAGCTTCATCATCGTCGCTCACTTGAGTTGCGCTCTCATGGTCGTCTTCTATCATACTTCTCAATCTCTCTACGAGTAACTCGAACTCATGTCGAGTGAGAAGTATCGACTCTCCATCGCTTGTGCTTACTCGCTTCATTGCATCGCCTACTTCTTGAAGGCATTGTAGATGAGTAACTTTACACTACCACTCTTAGTTTGCGTTGGTAGCTCAAATCTCTCAATCTTGCCTTCATCATTGAGCTTGTGCAAGATATTGTTGACATGTTGCTCTCTTAGGCGCGTCTTCTCTTCCATGCTCTCAACTATTTGTCTTTGTGTCAAGCCATTTGGATAGTTGCGCTCAAGAATCTCCAACACTCGATTCTTCGAGTATTGACGCGACTTCTTGTCGACTCTCTTGCCTTGCTTTCTCAATGTCTCTACATCTATCGTAGGATGTGTTATTTGCTCGCTCTCTAGCGCACTCGACTTCGATTGTTTCTTCTTCAACATCTCACCTCATATATATAGAGCGACAAATATATTAGCGCTTGTATTTTTATCGTCTTCTTATTTGCTCGCATATTCATCAACTCCAAATCTACATAGCGTTATTAGTATATAAACTTTGCGTATGAGTTTATCTTTCTCGTTCAAATTCAAGTTAGCATCTTAAATCTTGTTCTTGAGATAATTAAAAAAGAATTTATCTTAGACTTTTATATTAATCTTTAGAATTTATTCCTTTGATTATTATTCTTGGAATTATGATAAAATGCATTGGAAAAAATAAAGTGCCCCCTCCCTAAATCCTCGCCGGTGGGCGCTCAAATAATTACCTCACTCCAAAATCCTTTGCGCATGGGGTATATGCCTTTCACGGATACTATTTAAAGGTATCACGGATATAGTATGACAGTCCAGTGTGGAATTGACCCTTCCATAATGGTTGACCCTCCACGCATGGGTTGACAGTCATCAACGTTTATATACTGGACTGGGGATAATAGATATGATGATAGCAGACTTAGGCGGTGGGTCGATAGGATGACCGACTCTATGGATTAGCGGAGGAGTAGCTAATGAGTGACGATAATTGTCCGCTCTGTGAGCACGCTGACCGGGAAGCAATTGAAGATGCTATTGGGAAGGGTATTACTCCGAAGTCGGCTATTGCGAATCAATTAGGGATGGATACCGGGCAAATTTATGAGCACATGAAAAATCATCTCAAAGGTGCGACGGTAAAAGCCCGGACTCGCGAGATACAATCTGGGCTCGACGAGATGTATAACAAGTATGATATGTTGTTCAATAATGTCGTGGGGTTGAATGATATATTAGGACCAATTATTGAGAAAGGGTTAGCAGAACCTGACACTATTCAAATTCAACGAATAACTAGACTAGCTGCTGAGATAAGGCAAGGGATAAATGATTTGGCTAGGCTCAAAGGGGAGATTGCCAGTGAGTCGAAGATTACCATTATTCAGTATAATCAGCTCAAGGCAGTCGTTATGGGAGAGCTGTGTACTAATTGCAAGGGCAGAGTAAAAGATGCACTTGAAGATGAAACATTTACGAAAAAGATTGAGGAGATGATACGTGTATGACGGAAATAAAGAAAGGAGACTATGGCTCGACGGATGACCCTCTGGCAGCCGCGGCTAAATATAGTACTGGTCCTATGTTATGTACGTTTAATGGGCGAATCAAAGGTACTATAATTGCAGACCAATCAGGAAAGCTGAGAATATTTCAAGGTGCATTGAAATCAAAAACTGACGACTATGTAACTGAGATAGCTTTCTCTGCTGGAGTAGCAGCCGGCGATGGAGAAGGATGGACTGTGGATTGTATTGGTCAGTGGTGCCGAATTGAAATTGAAAATGATAGTGGGTTTGATATGACCGAAATGAGAATGGGCTGGAAGTTCACAGTGTGAGGTGGTTGAATGCCTATCATAAACGACGAAATGAATGACGACCCTGATATTGGCGGAATACCACCTAGTGAAAAAGGTGCACCGAATGGTGTATGTCCGTTGGACGCAGGTGCTAAAGTATCTACAACGTATCTTCCTCCCTCAATTGTTGGAGCAATTTATTTTAAAGGAACCTGGGATGCTTCCACCGGCGCATATCCTGTGGCACCTACTCAAGGTGATTACTACGTTATATCGGTAGAAGGTACAATAAGTGGAGTACTATATAAAGTGCAAGACTGGATGATTTGTCAAAGTACCGGCCCGGATGTATGGGATAAAATCGATGCACAATCACTAAACATACCAATTAGAGGGTTCGCTTTAAACTTTAGTAACAATCCGCCCGGCGCACCTGCTGATGGTGAAACGTGGTTAATAGGAAGCGTTCCAACAGGCGCTTGGGTCGGTCACGCAGATGAAGTAGCAACATGGGGTGCAACAGCAGCTGCTTGGATTTTTGAAACCCCTTCAAATGGATGGACGTACTATGTAACTACTCTAAATCACTATTACATTACTACAGGTGCTGGATGGGTTCCTCTACTTAGTGTTTCAGGTGCGGTGGAAAATGAAATTTCCAAATACGATGCTAATGGACTCCCAACCACATCGAAGGTAAAACTGATTTATGAAACGAGAGATGTACCTAATACAGGTAATGATTATATTGAGATAGGAAGTTTTGCACAGAATGAGGGAACATTTTCACTAATAGTTTCTGTTTCTGCAAAAGACGCAGCTCCTGGTTTAACGGGTGCAGATTTATATTTTATAGTTGGAAAGTATAACCAGACTTCCGGTCTTTGGGAGTTAGCCTATCCTTTACAACAACAAGAGTCACATTCACAGCTATGTGTAATGATTAACAACAACGTACTAAGTTTAAGGTTAATCGCTATTACATCGACCGTTAGTGATGTAACTGTGCGTGTACAAATAATTGATATTGGAGTAGGAGATGCTGTATTTTCCGCTGCCTCTGGAACTGGCACAATGTCATTACCTAGTACAATTTATGATACAACTGTTTTGTCACAAAAAGATGGAAAGGTAGAAGCGTTCGGCGTATTAAATATGAATAGTAATCTAATTAAGGAGGTTACTGACCCCGTTGATGCGCAAGATGCGGCTACCAAAAATTATGTTGATACTTTTCCAACTAAATGCCTTTCACCTCTGCAAATTGGTGCAGGAGATTGGATTCCATTCGGGGTAGGGCTAATTGGCTGGGATTACATAGGTAATCGACTTGCTATACGTCATAGAGGTACTGGTGATGCTACTGTTGGTATATTCAGAGGAGAAAAGATTTTGCCTGCTGACTTTACAGGATTTCCATCCACTCCTTTGGATATTTATGTAAGAAGGAATGCAGTTACCACTATTACAATCACAATGTACAAGAATGGTGTTGCTGATTCCACAATTAATGGAACTGATATTACTCCAACCGCCGCTGATACCTGGGAGAAGAAAACTTTAACTCCTGGCTCCACTTACGCGGCCGAAGACACTGTTGTACTCGAAGTTACCAGTACCTGCGACGCTGGTGAGATTAATTATATTAGCACAGCCAAGCTGGAGGTGAATTAATGACAATTGAAACTTCAACAAAGTCTGAATTTCTGTTGAGTCGGATTGCGATTGATATATTGAATACACCGCCGGGCTCACCGTCCGATGAAGATACTTATCTAATTGACTCTTCGCCGACCGGTGCTTGGGTAGGACATGCAAATGAAGTTGCATGCTATGACAGCGGTTCCACGTCCTGGAAGTTCATAACACCAACGGCCGGAGATGAATGGTGGGTTACCAATAAGGACAGTATATATTCCAAGTCGGTAGGTGGCTCATGGCGTTTTGGCGTTGTGGATGCTAACAATTGTCCTGAAAAAACATCGCCCATTGCAGCTGACGTGGTGCAGATTGCAGATTCAGCAGATAGCTTCAAATGTAAGAAAGCATTACTTGGAAATCTGCCTGGAGGTCCTCAGCCAATAATACAAGGCAGCTCAGAAACTGAAGCTACATCTACCCAGACCACGCCTTGGGCAACGCTTAAGACTATTAATTTAACGGTTGCTCAAAAGAAATATAAAGTTGATGTGTTCTTCCAATATGGTTGTACAGTAAAAGACAAGTGTGTATTTCCAAGAGTGCAAATTGATAATACAGTAACAATTTGTACTCCAGAACATGAGGGGAAACCTGATGGTTGGTATATGCCGTGCGGTGCATCGATTTATTGGGATAACACTGGGGGTTCTGCTGGAAGCAAACCTTTTGATTTAGATGGCTACACTCAGGGTGGAAGTATCAAAGTAAAGAATTTTAGAGTGTTACTAACAGAGGTGGTTTAATGAGCTATACGTATCCATTTACAAAAACTCCGTTAAATACAGATAAGCTTGAGCTTGAAATTCGAGCGGAAGAATTTAGTCAAGCACTGGCGGATGTATTTGATAATGGAGAAGCATCAGACAACTTGAAACTCACCTATGCTGCACAATTATTGACAGCAGAAGAAGCAACTCAGACTACTATTGTGACGAATCATGACGGCAATCCTCCGACATTGTATGGTTATTTCTGTCATGCGGAAGGAAAGTGGAGAGAGGAACAAGCATTATCCTCTCCAAGCCAATGTCATGTCTGTTCGAGCACCGATATTCAATTTTACAGAAAAGACAATCTGATTGCAACGTCAAATCCAACAGTAAATGATGATATCTCCCTTGGTTATACTGTTGGCTCAAAATGGATAAATGTTTCGACTGATGAAGTATTTCAATGTACGAATTCAACGGATGGTGCTGCTGTCTGGAAGCAAACCAGTAATGTGTAGGTGATAGATTGTACTTAGATGTTGATGGAAACGGAACAAAGATTCGAATAGATGATGAAAGGGGGCATAATCTTAAAGCCGAACATCATGCTGCAATGATAAATTTATCAGTACAAACGTCTCTGTTTGAAGAAAATACAAGAGCGAAACAAGAAATAGTGGAACGGATGGAGACTTATTGCAACGGCGGAAAGTCAGTTTTGGGGTGGTTGAAACGACAGTTCAAGAAGCTATCGAACGGAATACCCAGGAATTAACTCGGCTTTCATCTGCCGTCGAAACTCGAAATGATGTTGATAATCAGCTTATTGAGATGTGGTGTAAGACACTTAAGTTGAATGAAGTTAGGGAAAAGCGAAAGGATAGATTAATTATTTTCCTATGCGGGGTGATATGTCTACTTGCTGGGGTTAAATTAGGGAGTATTGTACTAACAGCAATGGGAATGATGTAATGGTAAAGTTAATGCCTGATTGTCTTGGCATAAAGTATAGTAAGGATTCGTTTACGTGTAATAATTGTGTTTGGAGGAAAAAGTGTAAGGAGGTAAGTTAATGGCAGCGCCAGTGATTTCAAATGTGATTATTAGCAACAACTTAGTATATGATGACGAGACATCAACAATTTCCTGTGAAGTTAGTGGTATGGCTACTGACGATGATATTGTTTTGTTTGAAGTAGTAGGGCAGGGGGAGTATATCAAGTTATCGACCTCTGATTATACAAGCTATAATGCTAGTATCGATGTATCGAGGTTTACAGAATCGAGATATAATTTCTGTAGGTTGTTCGCACGGAACAATGATGGAGATGACATATACACTGAATTGTTTATGACCATCCTCACTAAGGTCACCGGCGAAGTGGTAATGGAAGATTTTTACGGCGGAATTCCTTCTGATTGGATTCAAAAGAATCTATTAGGGTTTCTAACTGGCGGAGTTAACAATATTACAGGTGTAGGGCCAAGGGTCACTAATCAAGATATTGAGGAATACTTCGCAAAGGCCCTTCCTAATACATTAGATTTGAGTAACCGTATATTAATGATTTTGTTTTACGTTCCTCATACTGATACTGAGGCATCAACAGAAGCAGTATTAGGATTATTTGATGATAGTATTGATAAGGAGAACATTTTAGGAATTAGGTTAATTAGCAATGCCTTCACAGAAATTACTCCGACGATTTCTGTATATGGAACAATTGCATCTGGGTTGTCTTTTAATAAAGCAATGACTACAGTACTAAATGAAGCTAGTGGAGTGCCTGACAGAGCAGGTTTCTATATGTTTGTGGTCGATTGGAGACCGGATGTGCTGTCAGTGTTTGTCGACTTGTATAACTATGTAGGCACGACGTTAACTTTGCAAGAAAGTGAGGTATTGCAAATATCATCAATTCCGGATTGTGGGTTAACACTTGCTGGATTTAGGAATGACCCGGAACAAGTACTTGGTCCATTTTTAGAGTTCTGCGGATTTATTAACAATACGTATGTGAGATTGGGAACGCCGTTAGACACACACGCACAAATTGTGGATGAAGTGACTGTTAATCCGTTAGAGTATGAACCTACTGACGTTCATATATTGGCTAATTACTATGATTTTGTGACTGGTGTTACACTTCAAGCTGATGGAGACCTAACTGTTGAGATATTGGACTCAAGTGGGTCAATTGAGACAACACTCACTGCGACAAGGCGGGATGACGGTAAGTATGAGGCCTTCTGGGATTCGACAGGTGTGACGCAAGACACTTATATGGTAAGTGTTAAAGCCTTGTTTAATGGAAAAGACAAAGTATCAAGAAAATGGATAAGTATTCATGACTAATATGCTTGCAAACCAGATGAGAGCTGAACTCGATGCTCAGGCAAACGTAATGTCGTACGTAGAGAATATTCTCGAGATTGATTGGCTGTATAATAAGCAGAAGAAGGTGCTGAATGATTTTTATACTGAGGAGCAACAGTTCACTGAATGTGTTCTGGTAATTGGAATGCGTTCCGGGAAAACGTTATTGGCTTCAGTAATGGCTACATTTGAAACTTTTCAGTTGTTGAATATGGCGAAGCCTTGTAGTTATTATGGTCTTCCAAAGGGAAGCGAAATATTCATTTTCAATGTTGCTAGAAGTGAGCAACAGGCAAAGGACACTGTGTTCGCACACATCAAAGCTAGAATTGATGGAAGTGAATGGTTTCAGAATAGGGATATGGTGGAACATCACAATGAGTTTATATTTCCAGTGACCGATGGGAAGGTTATAATTCGTTGTGGTCATAGTAACTCTGCATCGTTGGCTGGGAAGACAACCAAGTGCGCTATTATTGATGAGATTGCTAGGTTCAAGGAGACGGGTGGTAATTTCTCAGCTCAGTTGGTGTATGACACACTATCTAGGTCCGTTAGAACGTTTAATACACCTGAGCATCCGTACGATGGACATTTGATAAGTATATCGTCACCTATGTATCAGGATGACTTTCAGATGCAACTTTATAGACATGGGAAAAAGTCTAGTTCAACTGCTGTATATACTATGAAGTGCCCAACATGGGAGTTTAATCCAAACATCACGTTCGAGTCTCTAGAGGACGAATTTTTACGTAATCCCGAAAGTGCATGGAGAGATTACGGGGCGACCCCTTCAGCTGCATTAGAGCAGTACTTCAAAGAGCATGGTAAAATTAAGAGTTCGACTAGGAAGGATTATGTTAATCCGTTCTCTTATGATGAGAATGATGATTTGGTATTTGAGTGGGAACCAAATCCGGAAATGACGTACTACTTTGCTGGTGACCCTGCAGTGAAGAATGATTGTTTCGGGATTGCGCTATGTCACCGTGAAGGTGAGATAGTTATTAATGATTGGGCTTGGAGATTAGTGCCACAGAAGTTAGCGGTCGACGTTAAAGAGATTGATGCTAAGGAAGTTCGGGAATTTGCATTGAAACTGGCTGGTATGTGTAATTTGAAGGCTGCTGCATTCGATACTTGGCAATACCCCGAGACGATTCAAGCTCTAAGGGAAATAATCGGAGATATTAGACAACATACAGTTGATAAGGCTACGTACGATGCGTTCAAGGAAGGGGTGTATGGGGGTACGTATCTAATTGCAGATTACGAAGTGCTATACGATGAGATGACTGGATTGGAGATGGTACGGGGAAAGAAAGTTGACCACCCAAGAGGTGGTTCAAAGGACGTTAGTGATGCAGTTGCTAACGCATTATGGTTAGAATCACAGATGACAGGATTTGATGACGAACTAGCATTTGCGGGGGTGTCATTTTAATGGCTGAAGTAAAGAAGAAAAGGTTCTTGGAAGGAGCATGGGATGATTTCGTATCGAGTTGGCGCGACAGACGCTATCCTGGTATAGATTACTGGGGTGGGATAGGATTCGATAGCTTTGATTCATTATTTGATGATACGTGGGACTATGATAGAGATAAAATCTCAGGAGCATACGATGCATATAAGAAGATTGCTCTGGTGAGGAATTGTATCAAATTGCTATCTCATTTCACAACGAGGAATGGATTTGAGACTGTTGTAGAGGGTGGAACAGAACAAGGAAGGGCTAAAATTAAGAAGGCAATTGACGCTGCAAACCGCCAGGTGAACTTAGATGGTACTATTTACCAGTCCGTGATTGTAAGGGAAATATTTGGGCGGTCTGCATTTTTGATTGTTCCAGGGGCTCGCACAGGGTTGCCAGTTAACCTGTATCCGTTGAATTCTCGCAGTATTAAGGTTGTGAGAAGTATTAATACTATGGTGACTGGATATAAGTACAGAAAGAAAGATGGCGAGTGGAAAGATTTAAAGTTGGAACAAGTGTTATACTTCCCGCTCGACTCTATTGAGCCGAACCTTCTTGGTGAGAGTTCAGTGAATACGTTGAGAACTACCATTAGACGTAAGTGCAACTTAGCTCAAGATATGTTACAAGCTGCGAAGAGATGTTGGGCACCATTCGGGGTGTTTGTACTTGAGACTACAAAAGGTAAGGCACAAAAACAAATTAGTGATTTCAAAGATGAGATTAAGCCAGGGATGAGTATTGTTACAAATCGTCAGGTCGATGGTAAAATTTACGATATGAAGCCAGATTTGAATGGGCTGGTTAGAGCGGAGGAAAAGGTGGATGAAGAGATAATGGGGAACTGGCAGATGCCAAAGGCCCTACTGTCTCGTGAGAAGACTATGACGAAGGCAACACTTGAGTTTTCACTACATGCTTTATACGCAGGACCAGTTGCCGGTGTACAGAGATTCTATAAGAGGGAGTTAGAACGGCAATGGTACGATAACATTGTAAGGACTTTGAAACTTGACCCTAAGGTGTATAAGGTAAAGCATGTTTGGAATCCAATGGTACTTGCTGATGCTCAAN